TACCAACCTTCTGAACACCTTTACCGTCGTATAAATCCACATAAAATGTAGACGTACCCTTTGATGACGTATCGGATGTACCCTCACCTGTAACTACAAGAAATTGCCATTTATCGGGTGTTATGTTATACCCAGTTCCTCTAAAACCCCCATCTCTATTACTATACATACCAAGTTCCTTACCCCCGTCTTTAACAATGGCCCAGTGATCGGCATCGCCTCTGTGAAGTGTTCTCCACCCACTATCACTATTTCTCGGTTTCCAAACGTATATTATAGTATAATTCTTTGGAAGTTTCTTATTGTAATTAACATTCAAAATTTGATTATTGCGACTCAAATCAAAAGCAGTAACACCATTAAGATTTCCCAAATTACAGGTTCCAGTCCATACAACGTCCGTTGCTTTGTCTTTACAAGCATCGGGACCAGCAACTAAAAGAGATATCGGGTTGGGACGTTGTGTTTCACTGACTGCAACCGCTTCAGGTTGCGGTGGAGGTAAAGACGCAGTCCCATCTTTTATATTATAAGTATACACGACTGGTCTGGGGTCCGTGTCATTACCCCTATTATACGTTTCTGTAATCTTCGTAACCCCATTTTCTTTTATTATCCAACCAGGTCCATATCGAGGTCGTGTATATGCTATATCTATTTTTTCGATTTGTTTATAGGATTCAATGGTAAATATCTTATCACCTACATTATGACCATCCGCGTTCCACGCCGCGTAATTTTCTGTACCACTCCCAATACTAAACATATTATCAGGTTTATTGTTTCTATTAGGTGGTTTATGTATAGTCGTTTGTTCTTTCGTCGCCAAAACACCGTCAAGTTTTATATACTCAACGTGTATTCCTAAAGTCTGATTTTTTTTGTTCATGATAAATTCGTATGAAAATGCTGGTTTGACCTCCTGAACTTCTTCGAGATTAGTCGTATCTATAGATCCACTAAAATCACTCTCACTATAATTCACGGTCGTTGTATAAAGTTTTTTACCCTCTTCGACGTTGTTATAATAAATATCGAGTGTATTATCACCAATGATTTTTTCATCAAACTCCTTTTTACCTATAACGTCGACTGAAACAGCTGTCCAATCTTTAAGATTTTCAGCATCGCTGTTTTCGTATCTATGAATTTCGTTTCCCGTTTTATCTTTTAAAACAAAAATCCATTTAGTCACGTTACCTTCTATGTTGGTTTTATTAGTCCACGAAAGTTTTAAACCCTCGACCTTATAATACTCAGCCTGGCGTCTAACTTTTATAATCAACCAAATGACTAATAGAATGATAATAAGAAGGAGTATCATTTTATATATCACGAGATATTTATTTTTATTAATATATTTATTTTTCTTCGATTTCTTCGAGGTCCTCGAAATAGTTTGATTTTTTAGGTAAGATAACAGCGACAGTTATACCAACCGCAATTAAAGCAAGTGTGAAAAAGATCATTGGTGAAGCATTTCCTAAATTTCTAGACGATAACATTATTCTATTTTATATAATGTACAAATAAAATATTTATAAATAATAAATGAATATCCGGCCTGTATCCACAGTCCTTCTCGAAGCACTCACAATCGGTGTTATCTTACAATTATTATTCTGGGCAATAACGAAATATTTATATAACGGGGTAGGTGTACTTATAATTGTTGGAGCATTAATACATGTTTTGTTTGAATTTTCACCTTTCGGTAATATTAATGAAAAATGGTGTAAAATTATATTTAAATGATAATTAAATTAACAGTCTAATTCGTTCATTTCCGCTAAAATACAATCTTTTTCTCTAAGAAAACCAACTAAATCGTCGTTTAATTCGTGTAATTTATGTACAACTTCATCGTTATACTCATCAAGGTAGGTTTTGTAAAATTCTCTTTCATTACCTACATTGTGTCCCTTATCTAAAAGAGCACCAATAGTGTATCTTGGTAATCTTATATTAAGTTCTTGAGCTCGTTTTTTAACAGCGTCTTTACGAACATTCGCAGTAATTCTTTGTCTAATCTTAGTTTGACGGATAGATCTCTGTATATCCACAATTTTTCGTTCCAGTCTCCGTAATTCACCCTCGTTATGCGCCATTTCGACTTCTCGTAATTCTCTATTAAATTCAACATCATTCATAAGTTCTCGAGGAACGTTCACGTGTGGCAAAACCGAATTAACATAACGCAATAAATCTTGTGCTTCTTGTGGAGTAGCCATCAAAACATCGTCGTCTTCACCTGGTGAATCTTCTATACCCGCATCCGCATCCGCATTCTGTAAATCTTCTGAATCGTCATCGTCATCGTCGTAATATCGACGTCTATTATTTCTTCGTGCCGAAAACGGTGTTTGTATATCATTACGTATAATTTCACGAATCCTAAATGGTTCATCATCATCGGATTCAGATTCGTAATTCGAATTTGAACGCGACATTGTTTCGTGCACTACTTTTATTGAGTTGCACATTTCAAGATAATTTCCTTCAGGTATTATCTCGGAATTCAAGTCAATCAAACGCATTAAATTGGTAAGCTCGTCCATTTTTAATATCTTAGTTTTTTTATATTTTTTTATCGACTTAGGTTTTATTTTTATTTTTTTATTACTGAATTGGTGGAATATCTAATTCAATATCATTAAAAGCATTTATAATACGTTGTGTAGAACAAATGAAATGTGAATACGTCAACATCTCATTTTCTATATTATCGCATTCAACTATATACCGTTCCCTTAAACCCCTAAGGTACCCATTAATTAAGTTCATGTAATCTTTAAAAAAATCATTTGAATCATGGGCGTGTCCAAGATCTTGTAAATCTTGTAAAGTCTCGCAGTATGGTAAATCCATGGCATTACAATAAGAATCGAGTGCTTCTCTTTTTAAACGCACTGTTACGCGTTTCCTTATTTTTACTTCCTTCAAGGAACGTTTTAATTGTTTTCTTTCTCTAACAAGAACCATACATCGTTCAAAAATACGATCCATTGGATTCAATTGTAAACTGCGGGGTAAGGTACGTGGTCGTCTAGTATTATTTCTATTTACAAACATATCTTTGAGTTTATTACATATCTCTAAATAATCACCTTCTGGCAATTCATCCGAATGATCATCCACGAGTGTCATTATATTTTTAATAACACGGGTATTAGTATCATCGTTCGTGGACATGGTTACTTAATTTTATTTTTATTTTTATTTTCATTATTTTTTGAAAGTAAGAGTAAAGCTTCGATAGCTTCGCCAATATCTTTATGTTTTAAACAGAATCCGTTCTTACCAGCTCTGCAATAACAGCTCTCGTAGGGACAGTTTGGTCTCATTTTTAGTTTTTTAGTTTTTATTTTTTTTATATTTATTATAGACTTAGGTTTCTGATTCACTTATATATTCACCTTCTTCTTCAGATAAATCACCGTCAAGATCATATTCACCTTCACCCTCTTCTTCATCTTCTTCATCTTCGTGTTCTATATCGTCAATATTTTCAGGTAAAATGTTATACAAATCAGCCCAATCTATATATCTTTTAATTTCGTAATCGTCAATAAGATCGTCCATAGATATTTGATCGCTCACACCCCAATCATCCTCTAATACCCATCTCCAATAACCAACGTTTCTACGATCGATAGTTTGTGGAAATAATTCAACAGTGAAATTTTCACCATCTTTATACCCATCCTCGACGAGTTCTTCGATTTTCTCGTCCATGTATATGTTATACATGTTGCTCATAACACCCACAGGTGCGTCACGTGTAGATAATTTAGGTTCGTGGGAAAACGTAATAAAATGCGCTTGACCATAAGTCGTGTCTACTTTATTTTTAGAAATACCCATATAGGCAAGGTTTTTTTTATTATTTTTAGGAATAAGGTGTTCGGGATAACCAAATTCGGCACGTAATGCGTATACATCACTGTTCGTATCGGTTAATTTATTACAGAGATCATTAAGGTGCGTAAGTTTAACGAGTGTAGTACAGTTTTTAATAAGCTCAAAAGTAAGATTGTTCATTTTTATTTATATAACATAATGTAAATTATTTTTTAAGTAGGATAATTATTCGTTAATTATAACATGCAAAATCTTCATCATCCTCAAGAGGCTTAGAAGGCATGATTTCAGTAAGTTCATTCCATGTAAGAACGTTAGGAATTTTATGTTTGGCAATAAATTTTTCACCGGATTGAATATCTGTAAAATACTTTTTAAGATACATCTTCCAAAATTCTCTCGTTTTACCAGGAATTACACGCGGAACCATTATCACGCTCTTTTTATTATCACCAGATAATTCCTTCGATAACATTTCAAAAAAAGGTGCGATAAGACCTTCACATCCTTTATTTTCGTGAAAAAATTCAACAAATCGAAGATCATCTCGCCCATCCGGTTTACTTAAACAAATATAAGCAAGAGATTCGAATTTTTTTGGATTACATTTATCCGGGAAATTGGCATCAGCTTCGAGACCCCAAATTTCCATGTCAAGTTTACCATCACTCGCAACGGCGGAAAAGAGTTCATTCATCTCTTCAAGTTTAACAAGGTTAGTGCTTTTTTTCAACAATTCATAAAAAATAGTCATGGTTAAGTATATTTGTATTCTTTTAATTTATTTACTTTTTACATTTGATCTATCCCACTTAGGTCTTCATCGTCCTTTAAAATTTCTTCGGCAACAATTTGATAAAAAGCCATTTTATAAACCAAAAAACCAAAAAGTGTTGCACCCATATTAAAATCAAAAGGTAATCCAGATGAATTCCATATAGACTCGGCTAATGCAAGAGATGTTGGTACTAATAATCTTTTATTTAAATTAAAAGAACGTTCTATATTATCAACGTAAGTAGAAAGTGAATCGACATAAATATACGAAGCGATAGTCCCAAGGCTTGCAGAAACACCATCGATGGGAGTATGGAAAATGAAATGATACGTCGACACAATGGCACCGTATTGTAATGTCGACTTTTTTATTTTAGATTTAAATTGTTCGTATTCCTCTATACCGTCTTTCCTTTTTGTAGGACACGATATTCTAAGTGTTTTGCTACCCGGATTTATTATACTGAACATTATATACTTTATAAATATAAATTGTATTTAATATAACTATTTCTAATATTTAATTCTTTATTTATGTTTAAAAAAAATATAACTACCGTGTTTCTCTCGCATCGCACCAATTGTAGCTATTTCAACACGTTTTTGTATTTCTTCAACCTCTAAATCTTCCACATAAACGTAAACCATTTTACCCCCCTTCATTATAGATACGACTGCGGGATTTGATTTATATTTAGAAACATTCAGGTTCTCCCCATTTTTCTCTCCATTTTCCGACCAACGTTTCGAGTCTTTTAGTTGGGAGTTGTGAATCTCTTCTTTCTCCGGTTTTTTTCGGGGTTTCTGGACACACGATATTTTCGTATTCATATTTTTGAGATTTTTCCCATATGATCCTTTTAACGTCTTCACAGAGCCCTTCAGTTGCTTGACAGAAAGCAAGTTTAAAGTCATAGGTGTGTAAGTGCATGTAGTCCATATTTTCATTTATTTATTAATGATATTTATTTCTTAAATATTTTCGACTTAGGTCTATAATGCATAAATAGTGAATCAAATATTGAATATTCGATTATAACACGTTCACCTGCATCGTTTAAGGATACTATATTACCCAAAGATTTACTAGATGGTGATAACATTATCTTATCGTTCTCTATTATAGACATTTTTGATACCGTTCGAGAAAGATTAGGTGTATCGATTATATCACTAGATAAACTTTTTCTAGATACGAATAATTTACAAACACTAGAATAAAAAGAAAACATAGTTGTTTGTTTTGCTATTAATTACGTTTATTTTTTTATATTCTAAATACAAGATGGTTTCACTCCAGGAATTACCAAAAAAAGTACAGTACATAACAATAGATTCAAAATTTGTTACGGGTACAAATAATACTTTTTCAATAGACCTTAATTTAACAGCGAACACACATGTGTCAGACATGAGTAAAGTATGTGGATTCAAAGTAGTTGATTTTTACGTCACTCAAGTTGGCGCAACAAGTAATGGAGCTGGTAATGGTGCTAAATTTATAGATATTGTATGCGAAAATATACCTAAAGTTGCACAAATACTCGACGAACGTCATGGCCAAATACTTACCAGAATACCCTTAGAAAGACAATTTGATGGCTCAAACAATTTTAAAATACACGATAAACAATGGCGGGGATTTAATAGAGAAACAAGTTTATTCAACCCCATTTCTATACAAAAACTCGACTTCGTGTTTTATGAACAACAGGGTAATGGTAATTATGTCACGTTACAACCAGATTCGGAATGGTTCATGACACTGGAAATTACATCCGTAGATGTTAAAGAAAAACCTATAAACAGAGAGATTCTTATACTCGAAGCACTACACAATCTTATCGGGAAGATAGATGAACTCAACATAAATGTTAAGAAACTTCCAGATAAGGAGGATATCGAAAAAATGGAAAAAGAAAAGAAAAAGAAATACCCCTTGTATTATCTCGCCTTTTGTATGGCATTAATTACTGGTGGATTTTACTTCATAAAAAACAAAGTTAGACCACAACCCGTACCTATTCAACCTACTTTTTAGTAGTTGATTTCGTTGTCTTTTTAACAGTTTTCTTAGCTGGGGCTGGGGCTGG